CAGCGCCTGCCCGCCAGCCTTCGCCGTGCCCTGCTCTGGCTGCTCTGGGCCTTCGGGGTGCTGGCGCTGGTGGACATGGCCCTGAGCATCTGGCAGCCCGGGCGGCCCATGGTCGTGGCCACGGCTGTGCTGGAAGCTCTGGTGCGGCTGGGCGCCGGTAGCCTGCTGGGCGGATTTTGATGAACAGCCTGCCGACGCCGCTGCTGGTGGTGCTCTCCTCCGTGCTGTGGGGGCTGTTGCTCGCGTGTTGCGGCTATATCTGGAACAAGGTGGACAAAAGGCTGGACGGTCTGGAACGGGGCCTGCGCAAAGCCTGGGAGGCCCTGATACGGCTGGAAACGGCCATAGCCCAACTTCGTGAAGACATGGTGCGTGACGTGGATTGCGCTGAACGGCGCAGCAAGATGCGGCTGGACATGGCCCATCAGACCTCCCGGCTGGAGAGCCTGCGGGCCCAGCTGGAGAGCCTGAGCAACCTGCGCTGCTGCAAATAGGGGGGATCATGAGTCAGCTGCTGGAAGATTTTGAACGCATGGCCGCGGATCTGGGCTGGCACCAGATGACCGTGCCCGGCGTGGATGCACCGGTGCCCGTGGTGGCCCGTGACCTGGGGCCGCAAAAGCTGGATGGCGAGGACGCGGCCTACGGCGGTGAGCGGGCGCATCAGGCCCGCGCCTGGTACAGCACGGACGCCCTGAGCCGCCGTCTGGAGCGCGGCGAAAGCGTGACCCTGTGGGGCCATACATGGCAGGTGCGCACCTGCCGCAATCTGGGCATGGGCACGGGCGAGATCTTTGGGCTGACGCTGACGCGCCAGCCGGTCAAAAGGGGGGCGTAGGATGGCAGGGCAGCATAGAGGGGCGTGGGTAAGCGCCTACATGGATGAAGACGCGCTCAAAGAACTGCGTACCATGGAGCGGCGCTTTCCCAAAGAATTTTCCCGGGCTCTCAATGCCGTGGGCTTTTACATGCGCAAGAGATTGCGTGACGCCATCAAGGCAGGCGGCCCTGATGGCAAGAAGTGGGAGCCCCTGAGCTATATCCAGGCCACGGACTGGCTGGAGGTGAGCCGGCGCCACAGGGGGCTTGTGGGACCTCTGCCTCGCAAGCGTTTTGCCATGCAGCGCCTTATGCCGGCCATGCGCTACAAAAAAGTCCATGCCCGTCATGGTGTCATCATCGGCGCGACCCGCTCTGTATCGGAGGATTACCTGAAAGCCGTGCAGGATGGCTTTGAGGTCACCAATCCTCGCGGCAGCCAGCCCGTCACCCCCAAAATGCGCCGCATGTTTTTCATGGCTGGCATCAAGCTCAGGGGGGACAGGATCAGGCGCCCCAAACGTCCGCTTATCGAGCCTGTGGCCGAACAGTACAGTGATGCCATGACACGATTCCTTATCGAGCGCGCCAAAGTCCTTGTTTTCGGCCCCTATGAACGGCGCGATGCCACAGCCAAAAGAGTGGGATTGAAATGACCAGCATAGAGATTTGCCGCCTTTGGGCGCGTGCCATCAAATCGGACGCGGAGCTGAACAGGCAGGTAAAAGCCTACACCGGCGCCGAGCCCAAGATCATCATCGGCTATGACATGGTGGCCGATCTTGATGAGGCCGACTGCCCGTATGTCGTCCTCCAGCCCCTAAGCGATAACCGGGGCCCGGACGCCACGGAAAACGAGTTCCAGATCGCGCTGTTTCTGGGTGCAGTCATCCCCGGCGGCCCGGAGACCGGCCCCGAGGGCGTGCTGGAACTGCCCTGCCTGACCTTTATGGACACCGTTTTTTGCCCGCTGGTGCTGGGCTCGCTGGACCCCATGGAGCCTTATCCCGGGCTGGCGGAATGCGAGCTGCAGATGCCCCGGTCGGGCTATGTGGAAAAATATCTGCGTCTTACCTGTAAAACCCAGAACTATATCGGCATTGGCGCCGATGTGTGGAGGTAGCTATGGCGTACAAACCTGCGGCCCGCGGCTATCGCGGCCAGATGCTCATGGGCCCGGAGACCACCTTCGGCGAGCTGCCCGCGGACCCCAAGGGCTGGAAGATCCCTTTCAACACGGAAGCCCTGGTCATCAGCCGCAACAAGAACACGGCGGCCACCCTGCGCGGCACGCGCAACCCGGCCGAGCCCTTTGACGGCAACACCAGCGTGGACGGGGATCTGGTCGTCCCGGTGGATACCACCACCTTCGGGGTCTGGCTGATGATGCTGTTCGGCAAGCCTGTCAGTGCTGCCGAGCAGAGCCTGTACAAGCACACGTTCAGCGCCGGTGAGGAGCTGCCCAGCTTTTGGGCCGAAGTGCTCATCGCCACCCAGACGCCCCTCCACAAGCGCAGCACGGGCTGCAAGATCAACACCTTTGCCCTTGAAGTGGGCGGCGATGGCGAGCTGGTGGCCACCCTGGGCCTCATGGCCGCCAAGCAGACGCACGAGACCGCAGCGGCCGTGGCCGCGCCTGTGGCCCTGCCCTTCAACAGGCTTGCCAATTTCGAGGCCACTTTGAAAGTGGACGGCCAGCCCACGGCCAATGTGATGAATTTTTCGCTTTCCATGGAAAACGGCCTGGACGGCGATGTGCGCCTGCTGGGTGGCCAGGGCTTCCGCGCCGATCTGCCCGAGGGCCTCATGGGGCTTTCCGGCAGCATGGAGGCCCTGGTCACGGACAGCGATTTTTACACCAAGGCTCTGGCCAGAACGCCGCTGGCGCTGGAGCTGGCCTTCATCAAGGGCTCGGAATCCCTGACCATCAAGCTGCCGCAGGTGCAGCTGCAGGTCACCGGCCCCGCAGTGGATGGCCCCGCCGGCATGAAGATGAGCTGGAACTGGCAGGCCTACAGCCCGCAGCCTGACGATGCCGCCATGACCGTGGAACTGGTCAACACGCTGGAAAACTACGATTTCGCCTAGGAGGGAGACATGGAGATCACATTGCCGGTGAGCGGCAAAAGGCTCACCCTGAGAAGCTGGAGCATGGCCAGGGCCAACGAGTTTTACGAGGCCGAGTTGGCCATGCTGGACATGGAGACGGGCGCGCGCGTGGCCGCCCTGCGCGAGCTGCGGAACAACAAGCTCTCGGCCCTCACGACGCTTTATGACGGCCGTGACCTGAGCGCCATGCCCAGCCGCGACGTGCTGTTGCTGCTGGAGCTGACCGACAAATACAGCGCCAATGTGCCGCTCCATGAAATAAAAAACTTGCTGGCTGGTGGCGATGGTACCGAAACGATCAGCGCCGCCAGTATTGCGACGCCTGCCGGCGCCTGATGCGCCAGCGCCGGGCGGACGCCCCCTGCCGTGACTGTGAGCACGCGGCGGGCGGGCGTCTGCTCCCGGTCAATGTAGCGGCCGCCGGGCTTTGGCTGCAGGTGCAGGGCCAGTGGCGCGTGGGCTTTGCCGGCCCTGTGGGGCTGGACTGGCCCGCTGTGGAAAGCATCGCCCGGCTGCTGCGCGTGCCCGTGGGGCCGCGCCTGTGGCAGCAACTCCATGCCCTGGAGCGGGAAGAACTGGCCATCATCATGGAACGCCGAGAGGAAAAATAAATGGCCGCAAGCGCGTATATCACCCTGACCGCCAGAGACGCCGTCACCCCCACCCTGAAAAAGATCCAGGGCGAGATGGAGGCCATGGCCCGGAACGTGCGGAATTTTGGCAGCAATTTCGCATCGCTGGCTACCTTTGGCTTTGGCGCCGGTGCGGCCCTGGGCATCTATGAGGTCGGCAAAGCCAGCATTGAAGCCCAGATGCAGCTGGAACGGCTGGACAAGAGCTTTACGGCCATCTACGGCAGCGCGGCGACCGCCCGCCAGCAGCTGGAGTTCGTGCGCGAGATCAGCACGGCTATGGGGCAGGAGTTCTACTCTGCTGCCGATGCTGCCCGTACCTTTTTTGCGGCTGGTCAGGGCACCACCCTCTCCGGCCAGCTCAATGAGATCTATGCCGGTTTTTCCAAGGCCGGCGCGGCCCTGGGGCTGAGCTCTGACGACATGCAGGGCATCTTTTTGGCCCTCGGGCAGAGCATGTCCAAATTCAAAGTACAGGCCGAAGAATTGCGGGGCCAGATCGGCGAGCGCCTCCCGGGTGCGTTCCAGGTAGCCGCAAAGGCCATGGGCGTCAGCACGGCCGAGCTGGACAAAATGATGGCTGACGGCGAACTGCTGGCCGAGGATCTGCTGCCCCGGATGGCCGAGGTACTGGAACAGCAGTACGGCGCTGCCGCCGAGAGCGCGGCTGATACCGTACAAGGTGCCGTCAACCGTATGTCCACGGCATGGACCGATTTCAAGGCCGGTATCCTTGATAGCCAGCCTGTGGTGAACGCGCTCAACGCCATCACGGAGGCCCTGAACGGCATCAATGCGGCCATGGGCGCCAAGGAAGCCGGAGAGGACCTGACCAAACGCATGCTGGCTGATGAGGGATACCGCTCCCATCGCAGCTGGTATGAGCGTGACGGCACGCTGTGGGGCGTCTTTTCCAAGCGTGAAATGGTCTATGATTTCACGGAAAAGCAGAAAGCCGACTATGCCGGATATAAAAAAAGCCAGGCGGCTGTGGACAAATACATCAAGGAGATGGAAGCCCGGGAAGAAAAGGTTTTGGGCAACTTCCGCTCGGCAGCGGCCGAGCTGGCCAAGAAGACCTATGAGGGGCAGGCCAAAGCCCTGAAGGAATTGCGGGATGATCGCATCAAGGCCGCCCGGGAGGCCGCATCCCTGCTGGCCGACCCCGGCGAGGCCGACAAGCTCATCGCGGAGGCCAATGCCCAATACCAGCGCGACATGGCCGCCCTGGACAAGCGTTTTTCCGGCCCCAAGTCCGCAGGCCAGAAGATACAGGAAAAAGTCCAGCGGCAGGTGGCCGGCTTTGCCGAGGACACCCGCCAGCTGCTGGCCCAGGTGGAGAGCCTGCGCCAGAGCCTTGATGCGGCGGGCGGCAATCTGGATAGCGTGGAGATGGCCCAGGCCAAGGCCGAGGCAGGACTGGCCAAAAAGATGGCCAGCAACAGCTGGCAGGCCGTGGCCCAGGCCGACCCGCTGGCCTATGAGCGCCGCATAGCCCTGGAGCGGGAGAAGATCCAGCTGGAGAGCCGCCAGAAGATAGCCGAGATCGAGAAGGATTTTCTGGATGACGCCCGCGAGACGCTGAACGGCGGATACGAGCAGGAACGGGCCGCCCTGGATGCCAAGTACGAGCTCTATAAAAAGCACGTCACGGACAAGTCCCTGGTGGACCAATGGTACGAGAAAGAGCGGCGCAAGATCGACAAAGGCGGCTTTGCTGGCATCCAGCGTGCCGCCGATGACATGCTGGAATCCTCCACGGACTGGGCCGAACAGATGGGCGGGCTCTACACGTCAACCATGGATGGCCTGATTGATTCCACCATGCGCTGGGTCAACGGCAGCAAGAATGCCTTTGCTGACGTGGCCAACTCGTTTGCGAACATGCTGCTCAAAATGGCGCTGCAGGCCAGCATGACCGGTATCGGCCAGAGCATCCTTGGCGGGCTGGGTGGCATGTTTGGCGGAACGTATTCCGGGGGGCAGGTGGCTACCATGGAATCCAACGGCATGCGCTTTTCCGGCGGGAACAGCGGCTGGCTCAATGGAGTGCATGGCCATCATCGTGGTGGCATTGTGGGTATTTCGGCCCCCTCCTTCACCCGCTCTTTGCCGGCGGCCGCCTTTTATGGCG